GCTTCTTTGCAGCAGCCTTCTTAGGTGCAGCCTTCTTAACAGGTGCCTTAGCAGCCTTGAGAGCCTCTTCTACGGCCTTAGCATCTGGCAATACACCAAATGCCTTGTCGTTAGGATTCAGTGCTCTAATAGCCACTGGAGCAATTGCAGCAACAAGTGCTGTCCATAGATCCTTTGGATCTGTTACTCCTGCCATGTATAGAGCAAGTCCTGATGCGAGCACTGAGCGACCATATGATGCCAATAGTGCCTTTAGTTGTTCTGTCTTATCATTATGATGTGACATATATTTCCTCCTAGGATATTATATTTGTTAGTACTGTAAAGCCAATCCATAGACCAATAATTCCTGCGACTCCCGCAAAAACTGGTGGTGCTGGTACTGGCAATTTGAATGCTGCGAACACGACACCGCACCCAAAACCTGTTAGTGTTGATAAAATAATATCTTTCATTTTATAGCAGACCTATCTTTTTCTTTGTAGTATTTAACAAAATCAATAATATATCTTGTTTCTTCATCACTCCAAGAAGAAAAAATAACTTGATTAATTCCTTTAGAATTTAACCCTTTAACAATATCATAAAACTCTTCATATGTAAACTTATCCATATCTGCACGATGCTGCACCCCAGGAATAGTTGCAAGTTCTAGATCTTCTTTGTTTTTTCTTAATATTGGGGTGACAGAAATCATTACTCTTTTATCTTTTGTATCATAAAAGTTATTCATATACTGAGAATACTGAATGATCATTTTGCTATTGTATTTGCTGGCTGTTGCAAATGTGAATTCATTAGTAACTGACACATAATAGTCTGGAATTGTTGTATTCATTGATTCAAGCATATCAACATACTCTATTAAATATTTTGATCTCTCAATTGAACTAGAATGGTCATTAACCTCTCCCAGTATGCCACCAAAATAATGCTCTTCATCTTTTATGTGTCCAGATATTAAATTAATCTGCAATCTTTTTTCAGCTATTTCATTAAGTGAATCGTTGATCATACAAAGGTATTGAGGCGAAATAACGTATGGTCTAATTGCAACCATGTATTTTATTCTTGTTTCTGGTGAAATCTTTTTTGCTATTCTTGTAAAGAAATCAGATTGTTTTACATTGTATGTAAATAGTGCTCCATGAAAACCTACCTCATCTAATTCTTCAATTAAATCAAACTTTGAAGTAAAAAAATAAAAGTCCATTATCTTTTGCTTTCTTCTTGTGGCAAAAGCTTAATTAATTCATCATAAGATTTTGATATATTTTTTAAAGCATTATAGTTTGGCTCCATTGCCATTATGTCACCATACTCTTTAAAATATGATATATCTGCATCAACATCTGAAACAAACTTCTTTATACCATTTTGCACTTCTTCAATATACTCAAATGCTGAATCACGAGAATCAGAAAGAAACTTTATAAAGCTTTCCTGATGAGCATCATTGTCTAACTTGCTTTTAGATGACATAAGGCTTTCAATTTTTGAATATGCTATCGCAAGTTTTTTTATACTATTTCTTAGTATGCGTACTTTAACTAACAATATTGTTGATATAGTTAATGAAACAAACAATAAAGAACTAAGAATTATTGTAATCTCCATACGACTGTTTACCTCAAAGCCTCTCTTGTTACCAACACTATTGCACCTTCCATCTCTAAAGCTTTCTTAAGCTGAACAACATATTGTAATGCTGCTATTTTTTGATCATGTAGTAGCTTAACAAAATGTCTTTCATCTAATTTTATAGTAAGAAAGTGATCATTGTCAATTATCTGAACCGAAAAACCTTTTGGTGCCTGAACAGCATGAAAAGCTCTACGCATTGAGTCTGTATACACTATTATTTTTCTTTTCTATCTACATAATGAAATAAATCTGATAATGATTCCCAACCTATATCTTCTTTTATTTCTAATGCTGCAAGTAAAATATCCCAGGTTTCATAAACATACTGTTTTGCTAGAACTGTAGGCTCTACTAACTCATTGTCAATTAAAAATGCAATTGGCAACCCAATATCATTGTATTCAATAAAGTCCTTAAAGTATTTATCAGACTTATAATCCATCCATAGTTCACCAAGGATGGCACACATTGACTCAAATGTAGTTACATCTTCTCCATTGTCAGAGATTTCCACATCTCACCCCATTTTTCTTTAGTTCTATGCCTACTAAACTCTCTTGATATCTCGCCATTCTCTAAGTATATACCACCCCAGATACCCCATTCTTTATTAGACACCCCGTTAGCAAAACATATTTTTTGAACTGGACATGACTGGCATAGGTTATCTATAATTGGCCTAATAAGCTCATCATCTTCATACTTATCAAAAAATAAATTTGTATCTGATCCAAGGCAAGCACTTTCATCTTTCCACAAGTGTTGCTTCATTGCTATACCTTGTATCTGTTTGGAATATCCCAGCCATTACGATCAGGTACGAATGTCTTTGCCAAAAACCACTTACCATTACGACGAATCCCATTAATAGCAGTCTTGGCAATATCAGACTGCTTTGTTTCTACAACTGTCCAGCCATCCCAATGTAAGTTGTTGTTCTTTGCAACAATCTTTTCCATTGTTTCCAAATTCTTTACAATCATTTTTTACCCCTTTTAGTATCTAAAAATTCCGACTTCAATATTATTTTTTTCAGCAGTTGTAACAAGCTTTGAGACAGCCTGCTTTTGCCCACTCAAAAAAGCAAGATAGCTTACACTAGTTATGTTTTCTTCAATCCAGGAAGAAGGAACTTTATAAAACTTAATCTTTCTTCCACGAGATTTCATCCCTCTTTCTGATAAATTGCAAAACTCAGAGACAAAAGAATTTATTGATGCTGGTCCAGCAGAATAAACTATAAATTCTTTATCTCCATCTTGCATTCCAGAAAGAGCAACACTCATAGCACGAAGAAAGACTTTATAATCATTAAAGTCTGTCGTTCCATGCACTGCTACTATCATCAGAATTTCCATCCCTTAAACTATCCAGTATGAATAGCATCTTATCAATATCCCGCTTTGACATATTGTTTGTATCAACTGGCCTAACAGTTTCTTGATTTACAAATCCATCAACTGTATCCGCCACATAGAACATATTGTTATGTACCCAATATGCGTTATCTTCCATCATCAGTACCTTGACCGAATTGTCACGAACATGTTTTCTTGCTTGAGAAAACACTTTAGGCACCTCAAAAAGATCTTTTGGTAAAAAGTTTTTTACTATTTGATGAATACTACTTTGAGTATAAACTACCTTAGCAAAATACTTTTTACGCTTTTTTACAGCTATTATAAGTATAGAGCAGAATGCTATGAATGTCAAGCCGATAATTAAGGCTGTGTTCATTATTACCCCCTAAAATTAAACGGGCTACCCTGCCAAAACTTTTTTTCTCTTTCAACAATGGAACGGCTCCATGAAAACCCAGCATCTCCACCCCATGCATCCCACATGATACGTCCATTAGACGGAAACTCTGGTCCATCATAAAACCCTTTGCCTTTTTTATCTACTTCATGACGTGAAAAGAATGAATACATTCTCTTAACAGTATCAAGAGACATTGATCTTCCTGCAACTATATCGCTTGCTCTTCCCCAACCTACTGGAGTACCAGCGCCTGTTGCTTTTCCATCTTCTTTCCACTTCAAAGCACGACGTGCTGCAGCTTTCATTCCATCATTTGGTTTGTATGTATCAGCCATTATCCATTGAACTTTCTTGGATCAAATTTACCGTTCCAAAGATCTAGACTAATTGATTTTTCAGAACTATATGTTCCACCACGACGCTTATATTCTTGTACTACCCAAGCATTTGCAACTGCAGAAGGATAAACATCAAACTTATCTTTTGCTGCTTGGACAACTCTTGCATAAAGTCTAGGATCTGATGGCTTTGATCCACCACTGCGTGGCTTAATCATTGCTCCATAATTAGGCTTCTTAGCTTTTCCAATTTGGTTATCATATGCATCCATAAGATCTGGCTGTGCATTCATATTTGGCATGTCTTCAATTGACATCTCTGGCTCCATTGGAAGTGGATCAATTGGAATGAATAAACTCATCATGCATGCTGTATATAGTCTGGTTGCTTCCCAAAATCCTTCTTCTTCTTGTTCAAATAGTTGAATCAATACCGCTGGATTATCTGGTGTTGCTTCAAGTGTATATTCTCCACCAGGAACTCCAAGCATACCTTCACGCATAACATGAACAACCTGACCAACATGAAATTCTTCATCTCCACCATGTGCGGTCATTGCAAAGTCGCCCTCTTTTAGATTTGGCATTGACTTACCAATATTTCCTTCAGAACGATTAATAGCATAAATTTGACCAGCAGCCTCTGCTCTAGTCTTGTGACATCCCATTACTTCACCAGTATCTTTGACTGCAGGGTACCCTGAACATCCATAAGAGCCTTTTGCTCCAACCTTATATGGCATAACAACCTCCTAGTTATACTACGATTATATCAGAATTCTTGAGAGTCTATAGCCCTCTTTAGCTCTCTTAATGACCATCTTTCTTCTTTGGAAAGCTTCATAATCTCATCTTGGTCATAATATTTATCACTTATATTGATTAGTGGATCATCACTAAAAAAATCTATGTCTACAAAACCCTTTTGCCAAAGGGACATTAGGTCAGCATTTATGAAGTTTAAGTGTTCATCATATAAGTCTGGCATAAGGTCTTTTATTTTAGGTGTGATTGTATATAACATTTCACCACTTTCTGGATCAATACCTGCAAATTCAATACCACCAGCAAGTATGAGGTCGTCTACCATCTTGCTTATTTCTTCATCATTGAACATTAAGCATCTCCAATAAACTATCTCTTGTTTGAGCTCCAGTTGCTCTTTTAACTATTTCACCATCTTTAATAATAATAAAAGTGGGAACTGATTTAATTTCAAATGCTCTAACAAGTTCCATTTCAGAGTCTACATCTATAATCTTAAATTTTATAGTACTGTCTTTATTTATTTCTTCTACGATTGGTCTTACCTTTTTGCATGGACCACACCAATCTGCGGTAAAATAATAAGCAATCATCATTTGCCAGATTTTTTTCTAGCTTTAGCAAGTGCATCAAAATCTTTTACCTTGGTGTCACCCATATATCCCCAAGCATACCCATCATTAATCATCTTATCATTAACAGATTCTGTATCTCCATTAACATAAAGCCAACCTAAAATACGACCATACTTTTCTGATGAGTCCATCTTTTCAGTCTTAATTACAACAGACTTAGCATCCTTTAGAGCCTTTTTTAAATACTCCTTTGACTCAATACCAAGAGCTTTTTCTTTTAGATCTTTTGTACGAGATTCAGGTGTATCAATACCTGCCAATCTTACACGAGACTGAAACAAAATATCAAACCCTAAATCAATAAGAACATCAATGGTGTCTCCATCTACAACGTTCTCTACTTTACGAACATAGTATTCGTACATTTATCTTGATCCCTTTGCTTTCTGACCTCTATATCCAGTCTTTTTCTTGTTCATAGATCCTGGCTTCTTATACCCTGCACCGTTTGGCATGGCAGCAATTCTTTGCTCCAAAGCTTTTTGAATCTTATCATGATGCTTTCCCATTAGTAATCTTTCCCCTTTGCTTTATTTTCAATCAACTTATCACGTTCATCAACTATAGAAATCATAAAAGACATCATCTTTTTGTATCCTTCTGGATTATCCATAATTTTATTATAATGATGACCACAAAACATTAGATCTCCATTTATGCCAGAAACTTTTACTAGTGCCTCTGCTGCACAAGAATCACAGCGATTAGATGGTCCTAAAATCCATTCTTGTTTTTGAGTATCTTCAGCAATGATTGCAGTCATTTTTATATCACTTCTTTCTGTTGTCTGTAGAATAGTAACCAGAGCCATTGAAAACAACTCCTACATTAGAGTATACACGAACCAAGTTATGATTGCAAGTTTCACATGTATACCCTGGGTCAGAATCATTTATGGATCTCTCCTTCATAAATCTGACACCACAGGGCATACAATCATATTCATACATAGCCATTATTATTGAATTTTCTTTCCAAATTTGGCCCAAACTCTTTCATGTAAAAAGTATCCAAGAGCTTCCCAAGCAATGTACATCAATGCACCAAGGCTAGCATACTCCCATTCTCCAGTAAATAAGTAGATAACACCAGCAACACCAATGAGGTGAAATGTTTCCCAGCTTAGTGTTTTGAGTAGCGTTCTCTTTGTTGACTCCATATTACTTTCCTCTCAAAGCTTTTAGTGTTGCTTGGTCTACAATTCCTGTTACTGGTAGAGAAGACTTCTTTTGAAATGCCTTAACTGCTTTCTCAGTACCTGGACCAAAATCACCATCTGCTTTAAGGCCAAGTAACTCTTGAACCTTCTTTACAGACTCTCCCTTTGAGCCAACCTTGAATGGCTTAAATTCCTTTTTAACTGGAGCAGATGCTACATCAGCAGCAGGTGCAGGTGTTGTTGCTCCACCCTTTGAAAGCAATGGAAGATTTTCTTCACCAGCATATACTGGACGACCCCAACCTACTACAGCATTAATAATGCCCTTTTTATTCTTTACATATGCACGAGTTTTCTCAACGCACATTCCTCCATTGCGCTGATCTCCCTTTGCAGTTCCTGAAGTGTTTCCTTCAATAACCTGAATTGTTCCGTCACCATTATTCTTAATGCAAAGACCTACGTGCGAAATTCTATTGACACCATCTTCTGGAAAATCAAAATAAATCCAATCACCTGGAGTTGGATCATCATTACGAGCATCTCCCCAGCGATTATTCTTCTTAAACCAATCTGATGCTGCTACTGTTGAAGCAGTCTTTGGATATTTGTTTGGATTTAATCCTGAAGTAAATGCACACCATGAAACAAATGACTGGCACCAAGGCAAAAAGTTTGCACCTGACCACTTTCCATACTTTGTTTCATTATCCTTTGGACCTTCAATGGTGCCAATTTCTTTCTTTGCAATCTCAATAATTGCTTCTAAGCTTCCCTTTATTGCCATTATTTCCTCCTATAAGGTACGACATTCTATTATATCACTATGAGGCTTTGTCCGTCAAACGATTATGAGTTCTTATTCTATGACAGTTAGCACATACTACTTCACATTTTGCTATTTCTTTTTTTATTGCTGCCCAGGAAAATCCATCATGGATCATTCTTGAGATGTTATACTTTTTATCTCTTATATGATCAAAGTCTAAGACTATATGATTACATTCTCCACAGTCAACACACCCACTAGCCTCTTTAATTTCTTTAAGACGCTGTTTGAATTGCTGTTTGTTATAAACTACCAATTCTTTTTCTGACATGGTTTTATAATTATACACCTAAATGTAAAAGCCCCACACAGGTAATTCAGGCACGAAGGCCAGGTTATATATAAATGGGTAACTAAGCCATCTCTAAGGTCCTGTGTGGGGACTATTATATTGTACTACTTGATTTTAATTGCTTTAGGCTTCTTTTCTTCAGGTACAATGCGATCAACATTGATATGTAGCATACCATCTTTAAGTTCAGCTCCAGTTACTTCCATGTATTCACCAAGAGCAAATGAGCGTACAAACTTACGGCTTGCAATACCCTTGTGAACCACTTCAGCATCTGTTACATCAATAATCTCACCCTTAATAATCAGAGTTCCATTATCTACTGTTACATCAATATCTTCTTTCGTAAATCCTGCAATAGCAAGTGAAATTCTATATGTGTCTTGGTCTAGTTTAATAAGATCATATGGAGGATATGATGTTGTATTTGTTTTATGTGCGCTATTTAAGCGAACTATATCTCTATTGAAGCCAATAAAAAAAGGATCATTGAATAGATCCATTGCGAAATTACTTACCATTTTATTCCCCTTTCAAGCGAATAAGTTAATGTACCCCCGTAGGCAGTACAATATTATTATATCATATTGTGGAGCGAAAGACGAGATTTGAACTCGCAACATCTACCTTGGCAAGGTAGTACTCTACCAATTGAGTTACTTCCGCACTGCATCTCCAACGGGATTTGAACCCGTGTTACCGCCGTGAAAGGGCGATGTCCTAGGCCCCTAGACGATGGAGACCAAGCTGGTCTGGCAAGACTTGAACTTGCGACATGGGCATTAACAGTGCCCCGCTCTGCCAACTGAGCTACAGACCAAAACCTCTTACTTTGATATATATGGATAGTTGTTTGACTTTGGAAGTGTTAGCAAGAACTGATCAAAACTTCCAAGTGTATTCTTGCTAATAGCAAGAGTAGCAGCAAGAACTGTAGAAGTAGATGTACCAACTATTGGTCTTGCTACTCCAAAATAATCTATTGTTTCTACGCAGGCCTGCCCTCTAAAACTAAAGCATGTGGAAGCAAGAAGGCTTGTTGTTGCATTAATATTGCTTGACCTAACAACATTATTATTAGCATCTGTTCCTGCAACTGAAACTACTCCACTTACACAGGCTGGAAAACCAATCTGATTTTTCTTACCATCATTACCTGTTGCAACAAATGTTGGAACATTCTGTACCTTTAACTTGGCTACTGATGATTCAAATAGTTTATCAGATGGACATGTTCCTACAGCAAAGTTGCTGCGTGACTGACTAATAGACACAGCCTTGATATTAAATTTTGCTGCATTATTTGATACCCATTCAAGAGCACGAGACATTGATCCGCCATCATTACGAATCATAGAAAAAGTGTCATAAACCTTTTCATCAGAGATGCGGATGAATACAATCTTTATAGATGGATCTGCCTGAACTGCAACTTGGGCCATGCTAAATCCATGGAGGGCACCCTTAATCTTCCAGTCATTGACTCTTGCAGATCCTGGTCCTTCATCATATCCAGCCTTATTATTACATGTCTTATTAAATGTAAAGCATACCTCATGAATAACATTTGGCATTCTTGATGAATCAATTGCGGTATCAATAATAGCTAATACCTTTTGGTCTTGTGCTTGTACTGGTGAAATAGTAACCAGTGACATAGCTAGCGCTGATAGAATTACTACGATTTTCTTCATTTTTATCCTTTTTTATTGTTGTTATTATTGTTTGATTTTGAACACTAATTGGCAGGGATCTCCGCCTTCTTGCCATTCTTGCATTTCTTCTTCTGTCATGTATGGATCTCCATCATGAGTGTTACAAAATGGTTCTGTTATCCATCCCCTGCTTATTCCATTTTCAAGCCAGATATCAAACTCATTAAAGTCTGCTTCTTTGCTTTGAATATCTTTTAAGATTTCATCAAATTCATCGCTCATATATAAAGTATACCCCTAAAGACTAACTACGTCAACTGGGCCCATACATGATGGGCTAAATCTAATTGCTGCAGATACTGCAGACACTACACGGTTTCTTGCATTCTTTTGCTTATCTGTTGCATAAAGAACTCCATAGGCATATTCTGCACCTGACCCCATTGCAAGGTATGGCAGAGTATATTTAGATAAAGACATATCAGCAGAGCTGTGTTCATAAATTTCACCACGAACTGCAATAATTAAACCAAGATCTCCATCCTTAGATGTATCTACCCAAAACTCATTATAAAATTCACGAAGCTCTTTGATAAATCTGGTTTGCATAAATTTGTCAGTATCTTTTATGTTTGGAGGTGTTGGCTTAAAGTTATAACGGATTCTTTCTCCGTCCATTGATCCAGCATATCCAATAAGATATGGACCAATCTTCCAAACTTTTGGAGCATCTAAAGCAAGGATGGTTCCATCATCAGAGGCACCACGATCTCCAGCCATGTAGATTTTATCTTCATGTTTAACTACAGCAATACAAGTCATACCCAAACCCCTTTAGATGCGTATATTTTAGTATACCATAATCATATTAAAAGTCAACTTTAACATACTTTTGATTAAAATATGTATATATATAATAATTTAATTTGTCTTTGTGTATATTTTTTAGCATTGTTTCTTCAGGAAAAAATTTATCTACAAAATAAATCCAGCGTGTAGTAAAATCTTTATTACATCCATATTTATTAAATATATCGTATAAAAATATATAATTTTCATCTGCATACATTTTAAATAAATAAATTTCTTCTAAAGGCCAAGCCCACATATTTGTATGTTTAATCCTACTAGATATTTTTTTAATATCTTCTAGTATCCAGTCAAACTTTTGATTTTCATAATGATCTAGCAATAATACATCATATTTTTTATCTGTATTATAATTGATCATATCATAGTTAATAACATTTAATTTATCTGGAATATAATTTGAGTTTTTAAATAATCTTATAATGTCTTCAGATATTTCTATTACTGTAACACTGTTGACTTCTGGTTTACTGCATAGCCATAGGGCAAGTATGCCAAATCCTAAACCAGAAACAAGAACATCTCCGTATGCTAAATCATATGAAGAATATAATTGTTTAATAACAACATCATTATTACTATAGGTCATCCATTGCTCATCATTATTATAAAGAGAAAAGCCATCTTCATAGCGCAAAATATCTACAGTTCCAGAGGATGCTTCTTTAATTACAAAATTTGGAACAGATCTAGGATTATATGAAATAATAAACCCCCAGGAAAGTTATATTTAAGTATACCATCTACCTAATATAGTGTCAAGTAATATACTATTTATTCAATAAAATCGTCAAGATCATCAATTTCATCTACTGCTTCTGTTACAGTAGGTGTAGATGTTTTAGTAGACTGTTGGTCATCTAGGTGGTAAAGCTGTGTAACTTCTGAGCTTCCGCCATTTTTGCCAATCAAAATGCCAGCAAGGGTTCCAGTAATAAATGTTGCTACAGATGACAAAACATTGAAAAACATTTTATCATTTTCTGACTGCTCACCTATTGGTTGTGTTACAAAAACAAGGGCATATAGAATACCCATTGTTGTAACCAATAAAATTGTTCCTAATATTAGTCCAAGGAAAAACTTTAATCGTGCATCTAGTTCATCTGATGTATATCTTTTTTTACTCATTTACGCCACCCTCCGAAGGATCAAAACCAAGTATGTCTTTTGTGCATAATCCATCTGCTAAGCAAACTGGAACAGTGCACTCTTTATTATACCAGTTTTCAGGATCGTGGCAGTCATAACGGTATCTATTTTCTAGCATACCGCATGAAGTTAGGGCTAATGAAAGCACTCCTACAGATACGATAGATAATATTTTCTTCATATCTTGTATTATACTACTCTTCTTTGTTTCTAATAGGACTAGTCAATATCCATATACCAGTAGTTAGCATAATTCCGTAACCTACTACAGTTTTAGCACTACCATCCAAAACCACCCAGGCAATAAACATTCCAAGAAGAGTCCATGCCTGATCAATTAGGTCTTTGATTATATTTTTTATTATTCTTACCATTTTCTTCCTCCTCTTGAACCTGGTGAATTAGCACCTGAAGCGCCACCTCCACCAGAACTTCCTCCTCCTGTGCTACCTCCTGTGGCTCCACCTGCAGCCACCGCTGCTGCATTAATTGCTGCTCCTGCTGCTACTACTGTAGCGACAACCATCTCTGTTGCTTCTTCTCTTTCTGCATCAGTCATATCAGCACCAATACTTCCAAGTGCTGCAAGTGCTGCTCCTGGATCAGTGAAAGCTGCTTCTAACAATGCGGCTGGATCTTGAACTAATTCAACATTTGCAGCAACCTCAGCAGTAATAACAAGAGCATTTCCATTTTCATCTGTACGAAGCTCTACTGGAGTTGAAGGTGGAAGATCAGCATATGAGATTCCAGATGCTTGTACCTGTGCTGCAGAAATAGATTCTCCTGGCTTAAGGTCTGCTACCAATGCTTCTACAACTACCGCTTTTTCTTCATCAGATAATTCCTTACCTGCTTTTGCTTCTTCAGCTAATTTATCTAATTTTTCTTGTTCAGCTTTAGCAGCCTCTTCTTCAGCTTTTAATCTATCTTCTTCAGCCTTAGCGTCAGCCTCTTCCTTAGCCTTTTTTTCTGCTTCATCTTTAGCTTCTTGTTCAGCCTTTAGTTTAGCCTCTAACTCTGCCTTAGCTTTTGCTTCCGCTTCCTCTGCTGCCTTTAACTCTGCTTCTAAACGCTCTGCCTCTGCTTTTGCTTCAGCATCTGCTTTAGCCTTAGCTTCTTCTTCTGCTTTCTTTGCAGCTTCTTCAGCAGCAATACGTTCTGCTTCTAATCTTTTTGCTTCTTCTTCAGCAGCTATTCTCTCTGCTTCTGCTTTTGCTGCAGCTTCTGCTGCTGCTTTGGCTTCGGCTTCAGCCTTTACTCGTGCTGCTTCTGCAGCAATTCTGGCCTGCTCTGCAGCATACGCTTGTTCTGCAGCGATTCTTGCATTCTCTGCTGCAATTGCGGCCTGTCTAGCAATCTCTGCTAATCTTGCTTCTTCAGCAATCCTTGCTCTCTCTGCTTCTTCTGCTGCAAGTGTTTGTACTACTAAATTTTGTGCTGCTGTTACATTTGTGTTCATTGAAGATACCGCATTTGTTACTGCAACTATTGCTGAGTTTAATTCATCTTGAGCGTCCTCTAGATTTTCTTCTGCTTCAATAAGATCTTCTTCTGCTGTATCAAGGTCTGCCTCTAGAATATCAAGTGTTGCTTGTGCAACTTGAAGGTTTGTTTGTGCAGTATTAAGAGCTTGAATTTGCTGCGGTGTTGCAGTAGATGTTGAAAACTCTGATCCAGGTATGACTGCCCATCCTAAGTTATCGCTATATCTGAGTAGGCTTACTCCTGCTCCACCACCATTTTCATAATACCAAAAGTCTAAAGTCTTAGAAACTCCAGCAACAGTCTGAATATCAGCAGTAGATCCTCCTCCGCCCTTATCAAACCAGTCATTAATAACCAGTTCTCCATCAAGATACAGTCTCGTGCCATCGTCTGCTGATGCTGTAATATACTGCGTTCCAGTGTACTGAGGTGTCCAAAGTCCTTGCCATCTTACTTGAAAATCTTCTGTAACTATTGTAGTATTTTGTCTTGTTGCAGATACATTGTCAATACCATAGTAGTCCCAGTTTGCTGGAATAAGAATTGTTAAAATTGTCTTTCCTGTAGGTGCAGTAATTATTTCTTGATGTATATAGTTAGGATAGTCTAAACTAACATTGTCTTGAATAGTAAATGTACTTGTAGTGCCATCTGTATATGTGACAACAGCATCATGGTTGCCATTCTTAGCAAATACCTGAAAACTTGCAGAGGTTGTATTTGCTGGAAGAGTTATTAGGGTATCTGCAGTTGACTGTCTAAGGCTTAAAGATGGGTCTTGGCCAGGTTGCGGGAATCCAATTGATCCAATAAATACACCATTATTATTTGTAGTAGAAACTGGTATGCCATTTACTGTAATGCTTATATTAGTATTTAATCTATTACCTGCAAAGGTTTCTGTTACTGTAGTTGTTCCACTATTTACTGTTGGTCCACTTCCACCCCATTGCTCATTAATTCCATTTGTATCTGTGCCACTGTGAACTAAGTTACCACCTTGTGCAGGAGATGCATTTGTGCCTGGATTATGATAAACAGTCATTGTCAAACCAGGACTAGTATTTGCATTTACTACTGCAGTAGCAGAATCTACCAAGCCTAAGTTTATGTCAACTACTGCTGTTTGTGACTCTACTGCTATTTCTGCAATAGCAACATTTTCTTCAGCCTCAGCAACCAAAACGGTAGCAGAATCTACCTGAGCCATAGCCACAGTAGCACTATCTACTACTGCTTGAGCCTGTACTATAGAGGTTTGAGCCTGTGTGATGGTGGCTGTAACTGTCTCTGTAGGGCCTGTGATGGCTGTTGCTTGGGTTTCTATAAGTGCCGTTGCACTTTCAGCCTGAGTAATTTCAACTTGAGCTGACTCTATTGTGGCTGTTGCACTCTCTATTGTAATAATTGATCCAGCAGATATTACTACGGTTGCTGTTTCAGATGTAGATACCTGAAATGTTACTTCATCTGTTGCCCCAGCATGATCAAATGGGGATATGATAAGCCATAAAAAGACTAAAAATCCCACCAAACCACTTTTTAGTAGGACACTTTTGATAGAGGGCCATCCTTTCAAAGATGATTGATAGTCTTATTATATCATTTTATTGCAACAAAAAAGAGGGCCAGCGCTGAGACTGACCCTCTTATTGTTAAGGCTTTAAGCCTTTACCTTCTTAGCAATCTTTGCAACTACTGCTGCAAGTGACTTGATCTGGGACTGTAGTCCTGCGATCAACTTGGTTACAGACGCTGAAAGCGCTGCAACTGCATCAGATGCTTCCTGAGCTGCTGTTGTTGCAGCATCTGCTGCTTCAGCTGCAGCTAGAGCTGCATCTGTTGCTGCGTTTGCTGCATCTGTTGCCTCGTTAGCAGCATCTGTTGCAGCTGCTGTTCCTGGGCTTG